TATCAGGATTCGGAATCATTTTTAAATAAGCAGTTCAGTCAGTTGTTTATGCGAGAGTACGGAAACACGACTTACCAATATCCATATGATGGAGATGAATATACTTTAGACGTTCCTTTTGAGAACTTACTACAGACTAAATTCACAGGTACAGACTTACAAGTAGGTTACTCACTAAACAATGAGTTTGCTCCATACGTTCCTAAGCCTATTTTACTTTATCAATACGACAATAAAACAGTAGACTTTCATTTTAATAATGGAACTACAAATATCAATATCACAAACTACACACCATTTGGTCAAGACCTATACACGAACTTAACCAACTACACTTTAAACTTTGCACCTGACATTAGTACGATGTTAAACGTACCAGTGCAACAAACATTATTTGGAACTTATTACTTTTCGTACTTGTACAATCTTTACAACTTAAAACAACGGTTGATTAGCGTTAAAACTATTTTGCCAATTGCTTTACTTACAGGTCTACGATTAAACGATAGATTAGTGATCAGGGATAAACGCTACATCATTAATTCAATGCAATCTAATCTAACAACAGGAGAGGTAAACTTTCAGTTGATTTTAGACTTTAGACCGATGGTAAATTCTACTCAGATTCCAAGCGTAGGAACAGCAGGTGGTAATGTAAACGTACCGATTGACTTTGTAAACGATACTTATTCTGCGTTAATGACTTCATCTAATCCTGACGTAACTATTACGCCTAGTTTAATTTATGCAAGTCAGTTAGTTGTAGTAGCAATACCTAGCGGAAGTGCAGGAACGGTTTACCCTGTATTAGTTACGTACACATTGAATAGTGGAATTACACAAACACGAACCATAAACATCTTACAACAATGATAAAGAACATAATCGCAATGCTTTCGATAGACAACTTCTACGGAATATCAGAGAACATAGACATCGCAAAAGGGAAATATGCTTACACAACTTCCTTTCGTAAAATGACACGTCAAGAGAGAAGAAAACACGCACTAAAAAAAGTTAACTGATGGCTGAAAAGAAAGTAATAGAATTAGATTTACAGACAAACTTAGGTTCGTTAAAATCACAATTAAAACAAGCTCAGGCAGATGTTCAGATTTTATCAGAGAAGTTTGGTGATACATCAAAGGAAGCAATTGCAGCAGCTAAGTCAGCAGCGATTCTTAAAGACAAAATTGGAGATGCAAAAGCGTTAACAGATGCGTTTAATCCTGACGCAAAGTTTAAGGCTTTATCGGGTTCATTAACAGGGGTTGCAGGTGGTTTCTCTGTGGTCACTGGTGCTATGGGTGCATTTGGAGCTCAAAGTGAAGATGTAGAAAAGGCTTTGTTAAAGGTGCAGTCAGCAATGGCGTTAGCATCAGGCGCACAAGCAGTAGGAGAGAGTATTGATAGTTTCAAACAATTAGGTGCAGTTGTTAAAAGTACATTTAGTGCAATGACTACTGCGAGTAAAGCGTTTCTAGTAGGCGGTATTGGATTAATTATTGCTGCTGTTGGATTAATAATTGCTAATTACGATGATTGGTTTGGAGCATCTAAAAAAGTAGCGGAGCAACAAAAAGTAATCTCAGAACAAGCAAAAGAACAACGTCAAAATATTGCTAAGGAATCAGGCGAGTTTGCTACATTAATATCTAGACTTAAAACCACTAACGAAGGAAGTAAAGAACGTGCAGACTTAATTAAAAAGATTAACGGACAATACGGAACTACTTTAAAAAACATTAAAGACGAAACTAAATTCCAAGAATCGTTAAACAAAGAATTAGCGTCTTACTTAGAATACCAAAAAGCAAAATACCAACTACAGAAAAACGAAGAATTTATTATAAAGAATCTTGAAAAACAAGATGAATTAAGAGCAAAAATTGCAAAGGCTGAAAAAGACAAAGATAAAGCAATTAAAGATGGTGCAGGAAAGCAAAAAAGAACATTAGAAGAAGGGATCACAACCTATGTGAACTTAAACGAAGCGGCAGATAAGGCATTAGAAAAAGCAAACGAAACAATTAGCGAAAGCAACAAAGCATTAGAAGCAGCAGAGAAAAGATTTACCGCCTATGGTTCAGCAGCAAACACCGCAGCAAAAAACGTAGACAAACTTACAAATAGCGGAACTAAATACGTTGAGCAAACTAAAGACAAAGTTGATAAGGTAGAAAAAAACAACGACAAAGAATTTGAAAGTTATGATAAATTAGAATATAAAAAAGCTCAGTTATTAAAACATTCAGAACTTACTTTACAAGGACACGTTAATGAAACTGTAAGAATACAACAAGAAGCAGCTGAATACGAATTACTAATATTACAAGGTAAAGCAACGAAAGCTGCTCAAATAGATGAAGCGGCACATTCTAAAAAAGTAGAATTAGCAAAAGCAGGATTAAGTGCTATTGCACAAATAACAGAACTATTTGGAAAGAAAAGCGAGAAAGCAGCAAAACAAGCATTTAAGATACAAAAGGCTGCGAATATTGCATCAGCGTTAGTAACTACTTACCAAAGTGCAACTGCGGCTTACGCATCACAATTCACGCCTTTACCTGATCCAAGTTCTCCTGTTCGTGGAGCAATCGCAGCAGGAATTGCAATAGCATCAGGTTTAGCAAATGTAGCTAAAATTGGACAACAAAAATTTGAAGGTGGCGCAATAAGTGGTGGCGGTGGAGGTGGCAATAATGCAGGTGGCGGTGGTTCTGTTGTATCTCCAAACTTTAACGTAGTAGGTAACTCAGGAATCAATCAGTTGGCACAACTTCAACAAACACCAACTAAGGCTTATGTGGTTTCTGGAGATATGTCAACTGCACAAAGTTTAGACCGAAACAGGATTGAAAATGCAACATTAGTACAATAAAATCGTTAGAAAGTTATGAAAATTGTAGAATTAGTAATAGACGAAAAGGACTCATTAAGCGGAATTGACGCGGTTTCTGTGGTTCATTCACCAGCTATTGAAGAGAACTTTATCGCACTAGCAAAACACGAAATAGAACTCAAAGAAATAGATTCAGAGAAAAAGATTATTATGGGAGCTGCTTTAGTTCCTAATAAGCAAATCTACCGAGTTAACGAAAAGACGAAAGAGGAATACTACATTTTCTTTTCAGAGGACACAGTACGTCAAGCATCCGAGCTTTTCTTAATGAACTCAAATCAAAACAACGCTACCTACGAACACGACAAGAAGTTAAAAGGAATGTCAGTAGTTGAAAGTTGGATTATTGAAGACAGCAAACAAGATAAGTCAGCAAAATACGGATTTGATTTACCAAAAGGGACTTGGATGATATCAATGAAGGTAAACAACGAGGAAGTTTGGAACGATGTAAAGGAAGGTAAAGTGAAAGGTTTTTCAATCGAAGGTTACTTCGCAGACAAATTAGAAATGTCGCAAATGTCAGAGGATGATATCTTATTAGAAAAAATCAAACAAATAATTATAGAAGATGAGCAAATTTAAAACACCCAGTTACTCTAGTCCAAAAGGAGGACGCAGAGGATGTCTATGCGAAAACGGAACATACTCAACTAAATGTTGTGACGGAAGTCTACAGGCACAGGGCATCGGAGTTGTACAAGGCATTGATTCAGTTACGATAACTGAGAATGCAGGAGTAAGAACTACAGTACGTCAAAACGGATAAAAATACAACAAGGATATAAATCAATCGTTACAATAATAAAAGACAAAAATGAAAAATAGCACAATTAACAAAATTAAGTCACTTTTAGGAATGGAAGTGAAATTAGAGCAAATGAAGTTAATGGACGGAGTTACCATCTTTGAGGCAGACGCATTCGAAACGGATAACGAAGTGTTTATCGTAACAGAAGACGAGCAAATGATTCCTGTTCCAATTGGAGAATACGAATTAGAAAGCGGAATGATGCTAGTTGTTGCAGTAGAAGGAATTATTGCAGAGATCAAAGAAGCAGTAGTTGAAGAAGTTGCTCCTGAAGCAGAAGCTCCAGAGGTAGAAGTAGAAGTTGAAGCAGAAGCTGCAACACCATCTGCAAAGAAAACTATCGAATCAATCGTTAAAGAAACTTTCTTTTCAGAAATCGAAGCATTAAAAACAGAAAATATTGAATTGAAAGCTCAATTGGAAAGCCTTTCAGCAGTTGAAGTAGTTACAGAAGAGGTAACCGAACTTGCAGAAGAGCCTAAACCGATTAGTTTTAATCCTGAAAACACGAATGTAGTAGAACACTTCCGTTTAGAGAAAAACAGAAATCGTTCAACTATCGATTCAATCTTTGAAAAATTAAACAAATAATATTAACTAACAAACATTTTTAAAAAATGGCAACTACAACATCAATTACTACAACTTACGCTGGTGAGTTTGCAGGTAAGTACATCGCAGCAGCTTTATTGTCTGCACCAACATTGGACAAAGGTGGGATCACAATCGTTCCTAACGTAAAGTTCAAACAAGTAATCAAAAGAGTAGCTACTGACGATATCGTTAAAAACGCTACTTGTGATTTTGATGCTACATCTACAGTAACATTAACAGAGAAAATCCTTCAACCTGAGGAGTTCCAAGTTAACTTACAATTGTGTAAAAAAGATTTCGTTTCTGATTGGGAAGCAATTTCTATGGGTTATTCAGCATTCGAAGTAATGCCGAAAAACTTCACAGACTTCTTATTAGCACACGCTGCTGAAAAAGTTGCTGCTGCAATGGAAACATCTATCTGGAATGGTGTTAATGCAACTGCAGGTCAGTTCGCAGGAATTATGACACAATTGACTACAGATGCTACTTTGCCATCAGGTCAAGAAGTTGCAGGTACTACAGTTACTGCTGCTAACGTGATTGCTGAATTAGGTAAAATCGTTGATGCTGCTCCTGCTGCTATCTACGGAAAAGAAGATTTAAGTATCTATGTATCAAACAACATCTACCGTGCATACGTAAGAGCGCTTGGCGGGTTTGGAGCTTCGGGTCTTGGAGCTAATGGTTACGATAACAAAGGAACAAACCAAACATTGAATGACTTGTACTTTGACGGAGTTCGTATCTTCTTAGCTAACGGATTAGCTTCTAACACAGCTTTACTTGCTGAGAAATCTAACTTGTACTTTGCAACAGGATTATTGAATGACTTGAACCAAGTAAAAGTTTTGGATATGGGTGACTTAGATGGTTCTCAAAATGTTCGTGTAATTATGCGTTTCACTGCAGATGCTAAATACGGATTTGCTTCTGACGTAGTTACTTACGGAATCACAAACTCTGCTAACTAAAATTAACAGACAATCATTAAAAGGGGAGGTAAAGTGCCTTCCCTTTTTTGTTTAATCTAAAAAAAATATACAGAAAATGTGCGAAATAACAACAGGTAGACTAGAGGTCTGCAAAGACGTAGTAGGTGGGATTGATGCCATTTACTTTATTAATTACGGAGATTACAACGCAGCAACTGACGTAGTGTATACTGCTTCTACAGATACAATTGACACAATTGCTAACGTAACATCTCTTTTTAAATACCAACTTAAAGGAACGAATACATTTGACCAAGCAATCACAACATCACGTGAGAACGGAACTTCATTTGTAGAGCAAACTTTATCAGTAGTATTAAAGAAACAAGATGCTGCTACACACAAGACAGTTAAATTGCTTTCTTACGGACGTCCTAACGTAATAATCAAAACACGTAATAATCAATTCTTCCTTGCGGGTTTAGAACACGGAATGGAGTTGACTACTGCTAACGTGTCAAATGGTACTGCGATGGGTGATCTAGTTGGTTACACTTTGACTTTTGTAGGCACAGAGAAACTTCTTGCTAATCTATTAGATGCAAATACTGAAACAGGTGCAACAGGACTTGTAGGAAATGCAACGGCAGTGTTCGGAGCAACTACAACAATCGTTGCTTCTTAATTACTTTTTTGAATAGCTTAATTGAAGGGGTGGCTTAGGTTACCCCTTTTTTATTTCCAACAAAACAGATTTATTATCGTTATTAAATTATGATAGTATTAACGCCTTCTACATCAGCACAAACTTTTTCGTTTATTCCTCGCTTTGAGAATTACACAACGATGGCAATAACTGATGAACAAACAAACGTAACTCAAACAATAACGATTACTAGCTCAACACAGGGAGCGTATGTAAACACGATTACTGCAACTTTTGCTTTAAAAAATAATCACGGATATACATTACTATTATCTAACGGATCAACAATTTGTCACAAGGATAAAATCTTTTGTACAAATCAATCTATATCAACATTCTCCGTAAACAACGGACAATATACTTCTAATGCTACCACAAACACTTACATAGTTTATGAGTGATAATCTACACATACTAAGCCTAAGTGCTTATACAACGCCACAGATTCAGGAATCCAAACGGGATAACTGGGTTGAATATGGCGAAGACAATAATTACTATTCTTTTCTAATTGACAGATACACGAACTCAACCACGAATAGTGCTATTATAAACAATATAGCGAGACTTATTTACGGAAAAGGTCTATCTGCATTAGACGCTAACAGAAAACCTGCTGAGTACGCTCAAATGATGTCTTTATTCAGTAAGGATGACATCCGTAAAATTGTCTTAGATAGAAAGATGTTAGGTCAATTTGCTATCCAAGTACATTACAACGATAAACACGACAAGATTTTAAAGGCTTACCACATTCCTGTTAACTTATTACGTGCTGAAAAATGTAATAAAGACGGAGAAATAGAAGGTTATTACTATTCTGACGATTGGACAGACTTAAAGAAATACGAAGCTAGACGCATTCCTGCTTATGGTTATTCAAATGAAAAGGTAGAAATATGTTTTTCTAAACCTTACGCAGTTGGGATGAAGTATTATGCTTATCCTGACTATCAAGGTTCTTTACCATACGCACTATTGGAAGAAGAAATAGCAGACTACTTAATCAACGAAGTACAAAACGGATTCTCTGGAACTAAAGTAGTCAACTTCAACAACGGAGTACCGACCGAGGAGCAACAATCAATGATTACTTCTAAAGTAATGAACAAATTAACAGGTTCAAGAGGACAAAAAGTGATCGTAGCATTTAACGACAACCAAGAATCAAAGACTACGGTTGATGACATTCCTTTAAACGATGCTCCAGAGCATTACACTTACTTATCTGAGGAAGCTATGCGTAAGATTATGCTAGGTCACAATGTTACTTCTCCTTTGTTATTTGGAGTTGCTAGTTCAAACGGATTCAGCGCTAATGCAGACGAGCTTAAAAACTCAAGTATCTTGTTTGATAATATGGTTATTAGACCATTCCAAGAAGAAATCATAGAGTCATTTGATAAGATTTTAGCTTTTAACGGAATCAGTTTAAAACTATTCTTTAGAACATTACAACCTTTAGAGTTTACAGACCTTGAAAACACGCAAACTGAAGAACAAGTTGCAGAAGAAACAGGTACCGACGGAACTGAGTTAAGCAAAATGGACAACGAAATTGCTGATGCATTGATTGAATGTGGCGAAGTAGTTGACGAAAATTGGGTTTTAATTGACGAATTTGAAGTTGATTACGACCAAGAAGATGCAATTGATTTAGAGATTGAGAACGCAAACAATAAAAAGCAATCGTTATTATCTAAGGTTTACAATTTTGTAAGCACAGGAACTGCAAACCCAAGAGCAAAATCAGAACAAGACGCAACAGTCGAAGGGTTTAAGTTTATGACTCGTTACCGATACAACGGAGGATTAAAAGAAAATACTCGTGAGTTCTGTAAAAAGATGGTAGCTGCTAACAAAGTATATCGCAAAGAAGACATCGTTAGAATGGGATCTCAGGTAGTCAACGCAGGTTGGGGTGCTAGAGGAGCTGACACTTATGACATCTTTCTTTACAAAGGTGGAGGTGCTTGTCATCACAAATGGATGCGTCAAACATTTGTAGCCTTTGAGGAAGGTCGAGGAATAGACCCTTTAAGTCCTAATGCAAAAACAATCAGTACAAACAAAGCAGAGAAAGCAGGTTACCGAGTTAGAAATCCTCAGCAAGTTGCAATGCGTCCTGTAGATATGCCGAATCAAGGCTTTTTACCAACCAACAAACGATTTAAATAATGGCAGAAGCACTATTTATCACACGCGATGACATCGTTCGTTACACAGCTTTAAATGGCAATGTAGATACGGACAAATTCATTCAGTTTATTAAGATCGCACAAGATATTCACATCCAGAATTACTTAGGTACAAAGCTATTCCAAAAGTTACAAGCTGATGTTATCGCAGGAACTCTTACAGGAAACTATTTGACGTTGGTTACAACTTACGTAAAGCCGATGTTGATCCACTGGGGAATGGTAGAATATTTACCTTTCGCAGCTTACACAATCGCAAACAAAGGAGTTTACAAACACTCATCTGAGAACTCCGAAAACGTAGACAAAAACGAAGTAGACTATTTACTTGAAAAGGAAAGAAACATTGCTCAGAACTACACACAGAGGTTTATTGACTATATGTCTTTTAATCAGACGTTGTTTCCTGAGTATCGTTCAAACAAGAACAACGACATCTTCCCTGATTCAATGAATAACTACACAGGTTGGTATATATGAGAAAACGGATTAAGCTAGGTAATTACAAACCTAAAGAAACTAATGTAGAGAAGCTTCGTGTTTTTCTAGCTAAACTAAACACACAACAAAATGGCAAATAGTAACGGATG